GCCAAACTATCGCAAGGGCGCTTTGTTGGCCGGAGAAAAAACTATATTCTCGCGTCTACGCTGACACTGATATTTTGCACAATCTGCTACAGGCGGCCGGGTATAATAAGAGCCGTTATTACTCTCATGAATATAAATCTATAGATGGCGCCCGTTTGCTTCGTGTCATTAATGATAATGACAATCTAGTTTGCCCATATTTGGACGAGTCGGGCCATATTACTGATATGACCGATTATTTGATAATAGATAGAACAGGTTTTAACGCGCAAAAGACTGAAGGCGAAGTCCCATTACGAGGGGAATTTACATGCGATTCGTGCAACGATAATTTTGACACTGATGAAGATTTTAGAGAAGTCTACACAAATGCGAGCAGGACTCGCAGTCAAAATTGGTGCGGATATTGCCGGAATGGTTATTCTTTCTATTGCCAAGGGACACAAGAATATTATTCGGAAACAGTAGATCACACTTTTGTTGATGAAGAATGCTACCTTTCCATATATGTCGAAAGAAACGCCAACTATTGCGAATATTACGAGCAATATTCATTCGATGATCTTCACACAGTAATAATTGATGATGAAGGTAACACTCAACTATGGTCATATGGCGCGCTAGAAATGCACTCGTATGAATATAATAATAAAATCTATGCCAATGAAGTGGAGCATACTAAGGTTGTAGTTGAAAGGGCTAAAACTGTTAATAATAAATATAGGGCTATTTGCTGGTATTATGACCTTGTTGAAATGGTCCCCAATTTTATCATAGATGAAGATGAAATCGAGATATTCGAGCATGATGGCAAGAAATATCTAAAGGGCTATCTAGATCATTACCCTGTAACACGCGAGCGCTTTGACATTGCGCCGGAAACAGCAAACGCGCATGAGCATTATGCAATTGCAGCCGAATAATTACCTAACCAGGAACAAGCGCCATGTCCTATTCAATAGTAAAGCACAATACAAACGCAGCCCTAAAAGAATTAATCGAAATGCTAGGAACACGACGAGTCGCCAATAGTCGGACAGAAAAGAGATTCATTGCTACCTATATCGACTCTTTGCCGGGCATGCAGATTGATGGATTCGGGAATAGATATATCACAGTTGGCGGCAATGCCGCGCCGCCAATTTTGTGGACTAGTCACACTGATTCCGTTCACTCATACGCTGGCAATCAATCCATCATTATAGATAATAATCATGTCAGGCTTGCGCCTATAGAAATCGCCTCAAATTGCCTTGGCGCAGATGATGCTACAGGCGTATGGCTTATGCGCCATATGATAAAGCGCCAGATTCCCGGCCATTATATCTTTCACAGATTAGAAGAGTCTGGCGGCCTAGGTTCTAGTCATATCGCCAAGCATGAGCGCCATTTACTGGACGGCATTCAGATAGCCATTGCGCTGGACAGAAAGGGCTATAGCAGCGTCATAACCAGGCAAGAGCATATATGCGCCTCTAACGCTTTTGCGCTGTCTATCGCCTCGCAATTGCCCGGCAGCTACGAGCCTGATGATACCGGCCTCTTTACTGATACAGCAAATTATACTGATATTATCCCCGAATGCTCTAATCTGTCGGTCGGTTATAGCGGCGCCCATAGTCGTGCAGAGTCTCAGGATATAGGCTTTGCTGTCGATCTATTAGACTCGTTATGCTCTCTGGACGTTTCCAGGCTTGTAATCGAGCGGGATCCAAACACCAAAGACTCATGGTCTGATTATTATTCTGAGGACGATAATTGGCTTTATGACTCGCCATTAGATGGGCGCAAGTCATCCACTGGCGCCTATGATTACGAGTCTTTGCTGTCCCTATGCCTATCTAGGCCGGATGCTGTCGCAGACTATCTAGAGCAATTTGGAGTCTCTACAGCCGATATTTTAGGCTATTAATAAAAGACGGCCGCCAAGTGAACCTGGCGGCCGCTAGTCTATTCTGGAGAAAAGACGAAAAGAATCGCCTCTTGAATAAATATCAATCAATCCAAGGCTTGGCAATGTAATCATGATTTTTAGAACACCCATGGGGAAGATTCCCCGTCAACCGGGGATAGCGCACCGGGACAATGTAAAAGCTGGCGCGACATGGCGCCAGTAATAGGCAAGAAAAGACTCTTATCGGAATCCCCATGGGGTTGAGGCATGCTCCGATTAATAAGAGTAAACGCTATCACTAACCAACAAACTAGGAGTAAAGACCAATGAAAAAACTTGTAGCTGTCGCGCTTGTATTAGGCGCCACAAACGGCCCGGCGCACTCATGGGAGCAATACCAATATCAACAGATCCCACAAACCAGCCGCCAAGGTTGGCAGGAACAGCAATCTATGACGGGATCTTATTACCAACAGATTCCGCAGACTCATGGAAATCAGACCGCTTGCGAATACCGAAACGGCCAGCGCGTTTGCTGGACTGAATAATTTACATAGAAAAAAAGCATGCTTATTTTGCGTCAGAAAAAGCATGCTTATTTTGCATAGAAAAAAGCATGCTTATTTTGGAGATAGAGCAATGACAAAATATCGTTTTGCAGGTCTTAGTAATCGGTTTGATAATTATCACGACTATGATTTTAACACGGATAACCCAAATGAGTATTGGGTTTTAACTTACGTTGAAGGCAAACGTCGATGGTATGCAATGTCCCATATATCTGATGACAATCAATCCATGTTCGAGGAGGGTCGAGAAGGGACACGCGAAGAAATAGCAAAGCTACTCGAAGCAATGCCTGTAAATGCACTACCCGCAGAGGCTTATCTATATGGATTTTGCCAATAAAAAAGCATGCTTATTTTGGAGATAAAACAATGAGACACAGAAACGATAGTAGCGGCGACATTACCTATACATTTGAGGAACTACGCCCATACAAAGATCATATGCTATTCGTTGAGGGAGAGGCAGAAATAAGTTGGGAGGTAGATGACGGGGACGCTTACAGCGGATGCCCCGGCGGCATTATTTATTCTGTCAACAGTATCGTTATATACAACATTAAAAAGGGAGAGTCGCCGCTTAATTTAGACGGTTCCAATCCCCTCTATGGTCTTATAGAAGATGCGCTTCTCAATAGGTATGAAGATTCAATCCTTAGAGAAATAGAAGACTCCAGACCGTTAGGCCCGGAGTTTATGTAATACAATAGCAGGATATGGAAATGCCAAAATACCTTGTTACAGCAACAGGATGTATTAAAAAATCCTCGCCTCAATTAAGGGAGTATTTAGTAGACGCCATTGACAAGGATGAGGCGCAAGAAATAGTTACTGAAATCTTGCGCCTTGTAGACAATATGGACGACATAAATATAAAGTCCATACGCGCAGAAATGAAATCTTAACTAACAAAAGCATGCTTTTTTGTGAGTAAGAAAGCATGCTTATTCCTTAACGATCAAATCTGTAACTAAAAAAGCATGCTTATTTTGCGTCAGAAAAAGCATGCTTATTTTCATTGAGTAAATTGCATCAGAAAAAGCATGCTTATTTATCTGATCTCCATCAGATTGCCAAACGCCCTAATATTCTCACGTTTGTTCTTTTTCTTGGCCCATGCGATGTTTCTTGACTTAATGAAGTTGAGGACGGTCTGGGTTGGATAGGTTTCATAGTCAACCAATCCCTGCGGCCATACACCAAACTTCTCTTTGTATTTGTGGCTGCACCAGCCTCGCTGATAATTACGCTCCTTGGCGTAATACAAAAGACCTGACCAGAACTCTTGCTTTTCGGCTCTGGTGGATAGGGCTATTTTACCGTTGCGGCCATGCTCCACAAGATCCCCGTCTATGTAGATCACATTGCTGGAATGCTTTGGCGCAAACCCACAAGATGGGCACTCGTTCTCTTTAGGCAGCTTTAGGAACTGGCAGGATGGACATGGAGTTAGTTTGCGCTCACGCTTCTTACGCTCTGCAACGCGCTTCTCCTCTGCGGGTTTATCTGAGAAGTCGAAATACTCAATTTGATCAGGCAAACCCATCCGTATGCCATTGTCACTGTGATCGAGGATCAAACAATCCGCTTTACCCTCACACTTTCTCAGGCCCCTGCCAACGATCTGAACATACAACATCTCGCTCTTTGTTGGCCTAGCGATGATAAGGCACGAAACAAACGGCGCATCTACGCCTGTCGTCATTGTGCCAACATTGCAGATAATCTTTATCTCCCCATAACGGAGTTTATCTACCAAATCTTCGCGCTCTTTAACGGGTGTCTCAGCATCAATGTAAGCCGCCGGAATGCCAGCCTGTATGAATTGGCTCTGCAATGCCCTCGCATGAGAACAGTCAACGGCAAAGCAAAACGTGGGTCTGTCCTCACCGCGCTTCATCCAAGTTGTCACAACATCCGCGACAAGCTCGGGCTTGTTCATGGCTGATGCAAGCTGATCTGTTTGATAATCACCAGCAATGATCTTAACTTCCGAAAGATCGGGGCTGGATGGGGCAAAGTATCTAAAATTGGATAAATAGCCCTCGTCGATTAGCTTCTTTGGCGTCGAGACAATAATCATTTTGTCCCATATGGCGCCCATGCCTTTTGCCCAGGGCGTTGCTGACAAACCAATGAATGTAGAGTTGGGGGACTCTAGCATCCATCTAGTATGAACAACGCTTTTCTTATGGCATTCGTCGAAGATAATAATATCAGCTTCCGGCAATTTCTTTCTGCGCGCTAATGTATCAATCGACGCTATTTGAACGGGCATAGAATAATCAGTCAGTATGTGGTTGCCCTGTATGACTGACATTTCACGCTCATCTATGCCAGCATTGACAAACGCCTTCCACGTTTGATTGATCAAAGAAATAAAGGGAACGACAAAGCAAACCCTCTTATTCTTTGATCTGGCTAGGGCAAATATCTCAGACGCAATACGGGTCTTGCCTGAACCCGTAGGCGCCGACAAAACTGGTTTTAATTTCTCGCTTAGTGCTAGACGTAGTTGTTCAATCGCCTCTTTTTGATATGGGCGTAATTCTCCAGACATTTTTTATTCCTTATTCATCATTATCAGGTGCTTCGTTACCCCAAACGGACCATCCGTCCCTCTTGTTTCTTGCGTTTAATTCTACCTTTGGAACATTAGGATAATAGCTCTCGATTAACTCGTAAACCTTATGCGGCTTCTCAGAGTGCTTCCCAACAGGCGCATCCATAACAGACCACCACTGGCCGCCAGGCGCCGGTGCAGGGATGTTACCCTTTGTTCCAACCAATAATAACTCATGTTTGTTACGAAACCAATAGCCAGTTCCGGGTCTATCCTTATTCCATATAAGATGAGACTTATACTTAAACCCCCAAGAGTGCATAACCCTTAAAGCATCTGGTAACATAGGGACTGTCGCCCACAAAAACAATACACAGTCCTGCGCAGCAATAGAGGGGACATTCCTTAATGCTATTTCTTCAGTTGTGCTCGTTGGGTAATGGTTCTCAGCCGATCTATCCTTGCCGTCCTCTGAGTAAGTTTCAAACTTCCACTCAGGGTCAGCATAGATAACGCCGTATCTTCTATTTGGTAATGCTTTTTGTTTGGCGGCTAACTCGCGTTCCTTTTTTTCTCTGGCAACTTTCTTAATATCTACGGCTGGTTTTTTAGATTCTAAAACTTTCTTTTGATCTTGCTCTGGGAGTTTAGCTATCTTTTCAGCAACAGATACAGTCAAGTCTCCGCTATCAACCGCTTTAATTAATTCTTCATTACCTGTATCTATTACCTTTCTAGCACTTGAAACTGAACGAGTTGATACATTTAATTTTTTAGCTGCCTCGGATTGAGAAATGCTGCTCTGCAAATTTGCAGAGCTGCTCGTATTATGTTGATTGGCGCCAGTGCCGCCAGGCTTCATATAAGCAATACGTCCAGCAATCATGCTGCGCTGGGACTCGCTCAAATGTCTGCGTGATAAATTCTTTGAAACAACAAATGAAAGAGGATCGTTCCCCTCATAATCAATAAAATGAGGCTCTATCCCTAATTGTTCGCAAGCTCTGTATCTATTACGACCATCTAAGATTCTATTCTGATAAATAGTAATCGGCTCAACTAAACCGTTTTTCTGCATGTCCACCAATAACTGATAGAAATCAACCCTTCCCATTGGTGGGAATAGTAAAGCCAGATCGTGAATTTCGTAAGCGTAGTCAGTCATATCTTTTCCCCTTTTTCTTTATCAAAACAATACTGGCATAGCCATCTTTCTACGCCCTCTGGATTAAACTTTGTGCGCCGATCATGCCCGACTCCTAATGTCGCAAGGCTTGTGCATTTGCAGTATCGCGCAGTTGAACCCTTCTCAGCTTCTTCATTGTTCTTTTGTTTAGCAGTTTTCTTTTGCATCATTATTCATCGTTTTCTGTCGGCAATTCGGATGACTCAAGATTATATGTCCCTACCTTACCCTTGCGTCGTATCTCCTCCTCAGAAGGAGCGTTCACTTTAATTAACGGCCTTTTAATTTCCTTTGCATATTTTTTTATCGCGGGTGCATATACCCTTCTGTATTCAGCAAACTCTAATGCAATCTCTCTGTATTTTGACTCCGCTGATTTTCTTGCTGATATGCTTTCCTCGTAAAACTTTTCCGCTGCTAATGCTCTTGCCTCAAGCTCTCCTATGGCGTCTGCAATATCCTTTTTATTTTGTAGATATAGCTTCTGCCTCATTGCGTTGTATTTCGGCATATTACCCTTGATAGCAATATACGATCTTTCGCCAACAGCAAATTGATACGGGCTAATTTCCAAAGGGCCGAGAACATACATTTTAGATTTTTCCAGATTTGTCATTTTCCCTCCAATACCTTACGAGCTTGGCGTAGGTCGCCAACAGTTCCAGATGCAGATGCCGTATCGCTAACGTCATCGGGTATCTGTTGTGCATAGTAGGCGAATGGCTTTAACGCTGCCTCTAGTTTACGAATGCGGATTTGCAATGCAATTATAGCATCGTCACCGAAATCTAAGCGGAAAAGCAAATCTGAATAGTCAGTCATTCTCCGCTCTCCAAATCTGATTTTTCCTCAAGATGCTGCAAGATATCCTCACCCTCTCTAATCAAAGAATCTGGTATCTCTGTTGTCATTGTCAGTTCATTGCGTTTTGCTTCCGGCGAACTGCCGTATTTGAACAGTCTCTCCATCCAATATTCTAACAGCGCAATGCGTCTTGACATTCGTTTGCGGTTCCAGAGATAGGTATCGCACTCGAATTTTAGTTGATGTTCTAATTCCACGATCCTCTTTGCTTGCGCCTCTAAGGAATCCGCCGCATCGCATTCAGCTTCAGCATCGCCCCATGTGGTTCTTAGTCGGCTCACAATGTCTGAATAGTCAGTCAAGTCTCTTACCTCTCAAGACTGCCTTGGAAGACTGAATGGCCTTTTCCAAAGGAACCTCATATTTGTCAGATACAAAATAGTTTAGGCATTTAACCAAATCCGACCGCTCTTTAGCGTATATCTCAACTGAATTGCGTAAAGCTTGTAGCTGCCGATCTTTGTCTTTCAACATGCGTTGAAGTTTTTCAATATGGCCCTCAAACCGGTCATTGGTCATTTGCTCTCCAATACCTTACGGGCTTGACGTAGGTTTCCGATGATTATACGAAACGCTATAGACATGTCATCGCTGCCAAGATGAAGCTCGCTGGCATCAGCAAATGGCTTTAGTGCAGCCTCAAGGTCACGGATGTAACTGACTCTGGCCTCATTAAGTTTTAGAAAATACAAAGCCCGCACGCAGATGTTTGCGTCTCTGTCTCTGCCCTCAGTCTGAAGGCGCCGGACTAGGTCAACCAGCTCTGAGCAATCATTTTTCTTCATCGCCAAGCTCCGATGGTGCCTGAGCGATCAAACGCTGGGTGAACATCCACTGCTCTTTTGCCTTAATAATATCGCCAAGAGCCTTCTCAAGCTCGGCAATCCTCTTGTCGCAGTCTGAGATAACCTTGTCTTGAGCGTCTATCATTTCATCTAATAGCTCAATATGATCAGCCGCCTCGCCAAGCATTTTATGGCCGGTAGTGGTATGACCGAGGCGCAGCTTTTCAATCAGTGAAAGAGGAGTGGTCATTCGTCCTCCGGCAAGTCAGATGGAGCCCGATGGTGAAGGCCCGATTTGAGACCACGGTTATACTCAGCAACCGAGGTTATCTCACAGCAATCGTCATCCTCATCGGATTCTTCCGAAATGATGCTGTCCAGCTTCAAACTAATATCGCCAAGATTAACCCGTATATAACCAAGCTCTATGGCTATGCCGTTCAGCGCAGATAATAGCGCATCAAATTGCTTATCATTCATTTTTTACTCCAATCTAATTCTGCTTTAGCTTTATCTATCCATTTGTCTTGAATGATTGATGCTTTTGCTTTTGGATGAGATGCGCTTACGTTATCAATGATGTCTTTTATAACATTGCGCAAACCCATTATTCTTGCGCTTTCCTTATGACACTGAACTATTTCTGTTGCCATTCTATCAGCACGCAAATGTCTTATCATTTTATCTTGCGCTTCTAATAAGTCTAAGACGTTTTGGCATAGCTCGGCATCTTGCAATGCAGACTTGTCATCCTTTCTTTCTTTTAAACGATGAATTAGGTTTCTAAGTTTTGGGTATGGTTGATTTTTAGTCATTGAACATAATTGATCGGTTAGTGTTTTTTGGCTCATAGGATTTAACGCATGCTTTTATGCCTAACTCAATAAGTTGATAACCCGTCAATGTGGCGCTTGGGTTGTAATCCCTTGACACAACACCGCGCAAACGGGCTGCGACTCTCGGCGGCATAGCGGAGATCATTTGATTGGTGACATCTGGGCGCCTTATCCCCGTGTCCTCGTCATACGCCATATGCCATTTGAATATTGCATTCGGGAAAACGCAGACATTTGAATAGCTAAGCGATAACGTGCAAGCAGATCGGCAAGATCCAGCAACCTTAATCTTTTTCCCACTAATGTAATACCGAAAAGCAGCCTCTTTGTAAGAGCTAACATAACCACCGCCATCACTGGTGATTACAATCTCTTGGGCATACGGGGGTGGGTTCAGGAATTGGCTCATCTTATTCTCCATATTACTATTGTTTCTTATGAACGTATCTATACACACTTTGATGATTAGTGCAAGTAGAAGATAACATTTTATTGCTTAGCGTCTTGCAGGTATTTACTAACGTTTACTGATGCAGGATCAACTATTCTTACCTTGGAAGCAGCGCCAAACTTGCCCAAACGCTTGTTCCTAAACTTAGAAGCCGTCTGACATCTACGAGATTTGTTTCTTCCATCCGATTCTGGATACCTGCTATCCAGTTCTTTCAACGTGAGCATGTCGTCAGAAATTCTGGGCATCTTGGAACTCTCTCTTACAAATTAGGTCATCAATCCAGCCAGCATACGGGGGCCAATCGACTCCCCATTCAGCCAGCTTGGCCCTCTTCCAACCACCCGGGCCAGTCCGGGCTGCCAGTATCTCTTCGTAGGTAGGAGCATCCCCAAACATCCGGGCATGTTCTGCGATTTCCCGGTATTTTGCCGCCCTTCGTCTGGCAGCCCTACTCAGTCTCTTCTTAGCCATATTAATCCTCGGTTATGTTGGAGGGTTCAGTTTTCTGATGTCACACCTATCCCCCTTGATGGGGGACAGGCGTGGGTCATGTTGGATGGGACGAGCCATTCCGAGAGGACACACACAGGTAAGCGGGTGGGCAAGAATCTAATCCTGACGGTCTGGTGGGCAGCATTTACCAGACCTTAACCGCTGCTATCTCATCTGCCGGTGACGACGCATACCACCTGTCGATATTGCGCCGCTGACGTAGTCTTTCAGTCTCTTCGTGTGGAATTGGTTTAACGCCACAACTCAGGGCGCTTCCCTCGCTTAATCCCCTTCACCATGCGACTTTCAGTCCACAGTTACTACGGGCCTCAAAAGGCTCAGTTATGCGAGAGGTAGGGGGTAAAGGCAGACTAGCTCATGCTAAGACTTTTGCTCCATCTTCTTCAGTTTTTTAAGATACTCAGACACGAGTCTGGCATGCGCGAGGTGCTTCTCGACGCAATACAGATAGCCATCGGTGTCGAAGATGTCGTAATGATGCTGCGCCAGAGCGTAGAACTCGGCGGCCAAGCGCATATTACTAAGAATGTCGGCGTCTAGCGCAACACACTCTTGAGATCGGATAAGATTTGGGATATTTGTTGATTTAGTAGTCATGGCGAAGTCTCTCGCTGTGGCTGGTCATGGCGGTCCTCATCATCAACGCTGTGATAGTTTTGGGAGCCGGCAAGCTCGCCAAGACACCTATAAACCCCGCATCGCAGGGATTTGTCAAGGCCCGCGTTCCCCTAAGATCGCGGGTCTTTTCTTTTACCTATTAATTTTCTGCCGATTAGACTGTGCCATTTTGAGACACTTATCAGTTAATTCAGCAACCTGGTGTGTCACCCTTTCATCATCGCAGAGCAATAGTTGAACCCTGCTTAATGAATTAATGATTGAGGAATGGTTCCTCTTAAAAAGGCGCCCCAGATCAGACTTGCTGTAACCGCACATTTTATGGGTCAAATATATAGCCAACTGCCTTGGCTCAACGTGTTGCGCGTAGGTCGAGTAAGCAGACATAAAACTCTTGTCTACATTGAAATACTCAGACACAACAGTTTGAATAATTTCAGGAGTGACTATTGTTGGGAACCTATCTCTCTCAGGAACCAATGCCCTGAGTCGGTCGATCTCCTTTAATAGCTCGGCGGTCTTGTCTGCTCTTCTAACTTTTCTCATTTTCTCTTCTCTTTTCTTGGGGCATACATAACTTTCACGCAATACTCGCAGTATGGCGTTGGCGAATTTAAGGGAACATCGGCGCCACAATATTTGTAAGACGACAATCTAGGCTCCCCGACAATGTATCGGCACGATCTACTGGTTAATTGCACAAGAGTTAGTTTCTTAGGGTTTGGGTGGTGCCAGTAATTTATTTTCTCCCACCAATTTCCAGTTAGCTCCTTTGTTTTATCTGATGTGATAATCGCCTTTTCTTTAGATGATGCGCGACAAACTGTATGCTTATCTCTTTCTGGAAGACCAAATGTTTTTGCCGCGCGTGCAATTGAACTGCTTGAGCATTGAAGCTGATAACCAATGTCAGCTACGGGAAGGTTTTTATCCCATAATTCATTGAGTAATTTGCGCCTTTCAGCGTTCCAAAAATCATACGGCTTTCCAGTTTTAGGATTAATCCCGCCTTTTCTAAGAGGGATTTTTTCCCTATTAGCTTTGCCAATGACCATGTTTCGAGTGCATTCAATATTAAATTTAGCTGATATTTGCTCAGCAATGTCAGTCGCTGAGTAAAGACCAGATTTAGCTTGCTCTCTCAGGTATTGGATAGCTTCACTCGTCCATCGAAATGTTTGCATTGTTATTTTCTCCAGTTGCTTCTCTTGTTTTTATCTTTAGAAATGCAAGTGCATGACGAACATCATCAACGCTACGAACGACAGGGCAATGATGCCCCAGACTGTTAAGAAGACCGTGAACCAGTATCTGATTCGATGATACTCTTCCCTTATCTGATTTGACCTCGAGCCACAGGACGCGACCTTCCGGCAATACCACACAGAGATCGGGTGCTCCTGGCAGGAGTCCGGCAACTGCATTAGCTGGCCGTCCAGAGGCCGTTCGTTGGGAGCCGTTTGGAATTGCGAAGACCACGGAATTTGGGATGACCGCACGAAGATACTCCACGATTGATTTTTGGATTGACGCCTCAACTTGCTTTCTCATTACTTTCTTTCAGCGTTTTGCATAAAAGGTATCAGAGCAGCTCTGCAAATTTGCAGAACTGCTATTTGCATGTATGTAGACAGCGCATAACACAGCAATTCTTACACAATACTTTCAACAAATAGTTTAGTCAATAGTAAAATAACATTTGACAAAAAGATAACTGTTATCATATAACATTTTTGCATAAGGAGACAACATGACTGAAGAAACCATGATTGAACAGCGCACTCCTGAGTGGTTTGCGCAACGTGTCGGCAAGGCAACCGCTAGTCGCATACATGGCATTATAACAAGAACAAAAACTGGGTGGGGGTTCAAGCGCGCTGATTATGCGTCTGATCTTGTAATTGAATTAATGACAGGTCAACCCGCTCCATCATTCTCAAGTCCAGAAATGCAATGGGGCATAGAAAAAGAAGCAGAAGCAAGAGATGCATATAGACAAACAGTATTTGATGATGTCACTGAAGTCGGTTTTGTTATCCATCCTACTATACCTGACTCTGGCGCTAGCCCTGACGGCCTTGTTGGATCGGATGGTTTGGTTGAAATTAAATGCCCTAAAACATCAACGCACATTGAGTGCCTAACTAATGAATACATCAAGCCTGAGTATCTGACGCAGATACAATGGCAACTTGCATGCACTGGCCGTAAATGGTGTGATTTCTGTTCATACGATCCGCGTATGCCAGAAGGCTTGAGACTTTGGACAAAGCGAATTGAGCGCGATGATTTATTTATCGCTCAAACAGAGTCAATGGTTAAAGAGTTCCTCGCTGAGGTCCAAGCAACCGTTGCATTATTAAAATCAAAAATCACGGAGAAATAGTATGAAGATGTCGCCAGAGATTGCCAAGGCAATCGTAAAAGTTACGCTTGAGGTTGAAGGTCTTGTGAAAGATCAAGACAATAACTTCGCCAAGTATCGCTTTGTGTCTCACGACCAGATCAAAATGAAAGCCGGAAAGCTCATGGCTAAACATGGGCTTGTCATTGTGGCAAATGAGGTTGAGTCAGAAGTGAGGGATAAGTCACTCGCTCAGTCATTTGACTTTTGGATTTATCACGAGGAAGGGTCAGAATACGGCCCCATCCGCAGGACTGTGCAAGTTCCTGCAACCGGAGCACAATCATACGGAACTGCTTGCTCATATGCGCAAAAGTATTTTCTCCGTGACATCTTCCAGATCCCAACTGGTGAACAAGAGGATGAGGGCGTTCTGCCAAAACAACATGATTTAGTGAGTAAGAAATCATCCGCCGAGCCACCAGTAAAGGTAACAACTGAAAGCTCTTACAAGATGAAAGAATTTCTCCTTGATGAATTGGAGAAATGCAATTCATTTGACGAGGTCGCTGCCTGGGTAAAGGAACATGGCCCAAAGAAAAAGTTTTTAACTGACACTGACAAGGTAGAGGTCAGTAACGCATACACGGAAATCCGTGTGTATTACGAGAAAATGAAACTCGATCAAAAGGAAGCATAAAATGGCTGGCTATGAACACCCAATTGGTAAGGGCAGAGCATTCCCTAATGACAAAGCTACCAGTGATAAGCACCCTCATTTTAGAGGATCATGCAACCCAGTAGGAGATCAGAAAGAAATCAGTCTGTGGCTGACTCTTAATGATGGTGTAGATCCTGGGGTCATCGACAAGATCAAATCGTCCATCAAAAGCATTTCTGTTGGAATTCAAGAGCCATACAAGAAAGATAACGCTGATGGAAGCTCAAAGAAAAGATCAAGCGATGAGTGGTAGCAATCAGCCAATATCTGAGTTGTATCGTCTAGCTGCCGAAGAATGGGTAAGGCTAGATGGTGCCGCCAGATTATTGGAGGAAACAAAGACGGCTGTCCTCTCTCAGATGATGGCTGCTTTGGGAGACATGCCCGTAAGTCGTGCCGAACTTGCAGTTAAGTCCTCGAATGAATGGATGGATTTTGTAAAAAATCTTGTCGAGGCAAGAACGGCAGCAAATGAAATGAAAGTCCATGTTGAGTTTTACAAAATGCGTTTTGCTGAGTGGAATTCATCTGAGGCAAATTATAGAGCTGAGAAGAGGATGTAATGAGAAAAACTAAATCTGTAGAGAAAGTGCAGCTTGGCGCCCGAATAACCAAGAACCTTGATAAGCAAATGCGTATGTTTGCCAAAAAGCGCAAAATTAAACTCTGCCATTTGATTGAGAATTCAGTCAAATTATACATGGCTCAGGAGTCTTAATATGGCTCGCCGCAATTTTCCAAAGAAAGTCATTGTTGCCAGAATTAAAGCAGCGACAGTTGATGGAAAAATCTTTTGCGAAGGTTGCGGCGTCCTTTGCAAGAAGTTTGAAATTGATCACATTATTCCAGATGGGCTTACTGGTGAGCCGACATTTGAAAATAGCAGATTGCTTTGCCCGGAGTGTCATGGAGAAAAAACCAAAAAGGACGTTAAGTCCATAGCTAAAGCAAAGCGTGTTGAAGCAAAGCATTTAGGGGTCAAAACTCCAAAACAGAAAATACAATCACGCGGATTTGCTCAAAAAGAAAAACCCATTAAGTTATCCTTACCTCCCCGCAGAGGGATGTATGAGGATATATCATGACAACAGGAGAATAAGATGAAAATACTGAACGATGTAGACCCAATGAAGTTTGCGTCTGATGGTGGTGTAGAATTTGCCATTTTCAGAGAGATTGAAAAATGCCCAGCCGGTATGATGATCCGAGAGTTGACCCAGAACGCCATTGAGGCTTCCCGTCAATCTCCAAAGGGCATGATACGTTTCTATCCCACTATTGTTCCAGAGATTGGTAATGTTCCAAAGCTATCTATTTGGAACAACGGCCCTGGCATGACTAAGAAAGAACTGCACAAGATGGCTGATCTTTCTGTCGTTATTAATAAAATCCGATCTTTGATAGATAACTACGGCATAGGCGCCAAAATAGCTTCCCTAAAATCAAATAAGAAGGGAATGCGCATTAGGTCATGCCGAGACAAGACAGTCCATGAGACCATTCTTAAGCTCTCAGAGGATGGGACAACATACGGACGATTAAAATACTATTACGAGGACGGCTCTCACGATACTGTTGATGATGTAACGGATCAGGTATTAGAGGAAGGAATTCATTCCATTGATGAGGAATGGACTGAAGTAACTTTATTTGGCAATGAATACAGCCAGAATACCTGCATTTCTCCATATGACCCAAAGATGGAGGAAAATAAGATTTGGCTTGGATTGTATCTGTTTAATCGCTATTTCAGAATGCCAGATAATGTGGAAGTTCGTTTTCATAATGGAACCCACACACGGAATGAGGATAGTCCAAGACGTTTCTTCACGATGACTGCTATGGATGATCGCCGTAAGGCAGACGGATCTCCGTGGTGGGATATGCACACTGTTGTAAATGGTCCAGACGGGATCAAACTTCATTTCTTCCACGACCCATTAGCCACCACTGAAGGCAGAAACTCTGGCACGAAGGCTGAAACGGGTAATATGTTCACCTTTGGTAGCCGTGGCGGGATTGTTTATAAGAATGAATTTTACGATCTTAGAACCAATACAGGCACAAAACAGAAA